ATGGCACTGAATATTCCATTCAGAAATGCGTACTATCGTTTTGCATCCAGTTACTCATTTCTCTTTTTTATTTCCTGGTCGCTGTGGTGGTCGTTATACGCTATTTGGCTGAAAGGACATCTAGGGTTGACAGGGACGGAATTAGGTACACTTTATTCGGTCAACCAGTTTACCAGCATTCTATTTATGATGTTCTACGGCATCGTTCAGGATAAACTCGGTCTGAAGAAACCGCTCATCTGGTGTATGAGTTTTATCCTGGTCTTGACCGGACCGTTTATGATTTACGTTTATGAACCGTTACTGCAAAGCAATTTTTCTGTAGGTCTAATTCTGGGGGCGCTCTTTTTTGGCCTGGGGTATCTGGCGGGATGCGGTTTGCTTGACAGCTTCACCGAAAAAATGGCGCGAAATTTTCATTTCGAATATGGAACAGCGCGCGCCTGGGGATCTTTTGGCTATGCTATTGGCGCGTTCTTTGCCGGCATATTTTTTAGTATCAGTCCCCATATCAACTTCTGGTTGGTCTCGCTATTTGGCGCTGTATTTATGATGATCAACATGTGTTTTAAAGATAAGGATCACCAGTGCGTAGCGGCGGATGCGGGAGGGGTAAAAAAAGAGGATTTTATCGCAGTTTTCAAGGATCGAAACTTCTGGGTTTTCGTCATATTTATTGTTGGGACGTGGTCTTTCTATAACATTTTTGATCAACAACTTTTTCCTGTCTTTTATGCAGGTTTATTCGAATCACACGATGTAGGAACGCGCCTGTATGGTTATCTCAACTCATTCCAGGTGGTACTCGAAGCGCTGTGCATGGCGATTATTCCGTTCTTTGTGAATCGGGTAGGGCCAAAAAATGCATTACTTATCGGTGTTGTGATTATGGCGTTGCGTATCCTTTCCTGCGCGCTGTTCGTTAACCCCTGGATTATTTCATTAGTGAAGCTGTTACATGCCATTGAGGTTCCACTTTGTGTCATATCCGTCTTCAAATACAGCGTGGCAAACTTTGATAAGCGCCTGTCGTCGACGATCTTTCTGATTGGTTTTCAAATTGCCAGTTCGCTTGGGATTGTGCTGCTTTCAACGCCGACTGGGATACTCTTTGACCACGCAGGCTACCAGACAGTTTTCTTCGCAATTTCGGGTATTGTCTGCATGATGTTGCTATTTGGCATTTTCTTCCTGAGTAAAAAACGCGAGCAAATAGTGATGGAAACGCCTGTACCTTCAGCAATATAGACGTAAACTTTTTCCGGTTGTTGTCGATATCTCCATATCCCTCAACCGGAAAATAATAATACTAAAATGCTTAGCCCTGCTAATAATCACCTAATCCAAACGCCTCATTCATGTTCTGGTACAGTCGCTCAAATGTACTCCGGATACGCGGTTCGCTGATTTCCAGGACATTGTCGTCATTCAGCGACCTGTCCCGTGTATCACGGGCATGCGAATTCATCAAGGAATGCATTGCGGAGTGAAGTATCGAGTCACGCCATATTTCGCTATCAGGATTCTGTGTGATGGTTACATCGCCCGGCCCAGGGCTGTTTAGTCATCAACGCTTTCTGACAGTGCTGAGATTTCAACCTGTTGCAGTAAAAATGAGTAGATATAGGGCATGCTGCCAAACCCATCTTTTACGGAGTGAAGGTAGATTTCGTTTGAAGGGTATCTGGTGTCCCCTGCAGACATCTACTTGAAGCGGCAGGGGATTGATTGGAATGGTATTTTTTAGATGTGAAAAATATTTTACCCGCTATTTTACCCATTAGCGCGGCTTAAGAGCTTATTTTTGAATTCACAATGGTCACGATATAACCATCTTGCTCGCCCGTGGATAACTTTGGCTTTTGGCAGGTCGCCGGACTTAATCCGGTCGTAGATGAAGGTTTTACCAAAGCCAGTATCAGCCATGATGAATTTCAAATCAACCAGTGAATCAGGCTGTAGTTCGTGTTGCATGAGTGCTATCTCCGAATAGGGAATCGAACCTGCAAATCAGGCAATAAAAAACCGCCATCAGGCGGCTTGGTGTTCTTTCAGTTCTTCAATTCGAATATTGGTTACGTCTGCATGTGCTATCTGCGCCCATATCATCCAGTGGTCATAGCAGTCGTTGATGTTCTCTGCTTCGATAACTCTGTTGAATGGTTCTCCATTCCATTCACCTGTGACTCGGAAGTGCATTTATCATCTCCATAAAACAAAACCCGCCGTAACGAGTTCAGATAAAAGAAATCCCCGCGAGTGCGAGGATTGTTATTCACCTTTGACGGCAAGTTGCAGGTTAGCCACGGTTAACCTCCCACGGCGGTTCTGGCAGCGGCATCCAGTGGGTTACTTTTGATGCAGGTTCTTCTCCAATGTCAGTTACTGCCCACCATTTGTTTCTCGACCAATCGTAATACCCTTCGAAGGTATCGCGTCCAGCAAATCCGCGAGACTCCCCAAAAAACCAAACATACTGTTTATCGTCCGGCATTCGCTCACTACAGCTTATCCAACTATCCGGAGTTACCGGAGAGTTGCCAGATAGCTCGTTCAACTTGTAAGTTTGGCTTACAGGTTCGGCACCATGAAGCATGGCGGCGCGGCAGGCATTCCAGCCTCTCACCTCTGCAATAGCGGCAACAGCATCAACCGCGTACATGCTAAGAGGATTAGGCATTGGTTTTTCTTCCGGTACTACTGGCGATGGCTGTTTAGCTTCTAAATCAGCAATTCTGTCAACTACGGCATCTACTGCATCTGAAAAACTGAAACAGTTACTCCATTCCGGCCTGTTCCCGGTTGCTGCAAAATACATATCAGCTAAAGCATACTCAGCATGGTCACGCTCGTTGATGAGTTGCTCTTCGCTTTTCTCCAGTTCAGCAATACGCTTACTCCCATCCGAGATAACGCCCTCGTAATACTCACGCTGCTCGTTGAGTTTTGATTCAAGTTCACCGAACTTACGGACAAGATATTCAGCGTTTGTTTCGTTAACCTTTAAATCTCGTGGGATGCATTTACCTTTCAGAAATCCATCCATCTCAATTAGTGACATTTGTTTCATTTCTTCCCACTCCGCCACATCGCATTCAGATATTTGTTGTCATTAACAGAACCGAAACTATTTCTCTTAAGCAATTCCTCTCTCGATGGCATTGGCTTTACGCGTTGGCGAATAATCATTTCTGCCGGAAGAATGCCGGGATTGTATGCAAGTCCTCTCATGGTAAATTCCTCAGTCATTACTGATAGCGCCATAGCGTGAGCGGTAATTACGCAGGCGCGGGTCGATATATTCAGGGAAGTGGGTATATGTGGCTTTGCGGAATGGTCGGATTGATGTCTGGTAAATTCGCTCGCGTTCTTCTTTCTCTGCAAGCCATATACAATGGCGAAATTCCTTTTCCTCTTTCGTTTCCTGCGGTAGCGACATTATCAGGTCGTAGTTTTTTCTGAATTTATCCAGCACCTCCGATATGGAATTGCCGGAACAGCGGCGCGGGTCATCCGCACCATACAGAGGCGCTGGCATGATTTTCTCCTGATTAAATTGCGTGAATAGCGTGACGAGGGAAGGGGAGAGTTACTGGTGCAAAGGGTATATCGTCGTCAAAATCCATCGGAGGTTCGTTGTGTTGTGCTGGTGATGATTGCTGCTGTGGCTTCTGTGATTGCTTGCTGGCTGCTTGTTGTTTGCTGTCGCCAATGCCGCCAAGCATTTGCATCACGCCATTAATTCCGACATGAACCTCGGTTGTGTAACGGTCTTGCCCTGACTGGTCTTTCCACTTTCTGGTTCTCAGCATTCCCTCGAAATAAATCTGATCACCTTTTTTCACATACTGCCCCACGACCTCAGCCAGTTTCCCGGATACAGCAACACGATGCCATTCAGTCAATTCCTTTTGCTCGCCAGTATTTTTATCTCGCCATTGTTCTGACGTGGCTATTGTCAGGTTAGCGAACGCTGTTCCTGATGGTGAGTATCGAACTTCCGGGTCTTGTCCTACCCGACCAAGGATAATCACCTTATTTATCCCGCGAGAACTCATTTGCTCCACCTCTTGCCAGTTTTTATGTTGCTTATAATTGATTGAGATACACCCATGTCTTTTGCTATCTTGTACTGACTCTCTTTTTCAGAGAGTCTTTTCCTAATTTCTATAACCTGCCACTCTGTTAATTTTGCACCATGATGAGCATGACCTTTCTTGGCTCCACGATGCCTTCCTTTTGCTATCTTGTCGTCCATGTTTTCTTGCGCGCTACCTAAAAAGAGATGTTCAGGATTAACGCAGCATGGGTTATCGCATTTGTGGCAAACCATCTTCCCAGATGGAATGGGGGAGTGATAAAGCTCAAAAGCAACCCGATGAGAAAGCATTGTTACGCCAAAGGCTACAAATTTTGTGTATCCTCCTTTGTTTTTTGAATAGGTAGACTCCCAGCAACCTGTTGTTTCATTAACTTTGTAGCTGGACTCGAATCTTTTAATAATTCCGTCCAAGTGAGACATTTATGCCGCCTGTTTTAGCTCGTTAACTCTGATGTTCATTACCTGAACGCATTTAGCCTGCGCTTCCTCGTTGCCAGCCATTAATTGCCAGTCACGCTGATAACGCTCGATGAGTTTTTTCTTGTCAGTTTCTGTTGACGCATAATCGCTGAAGTCTTTCAGGATTTGCTCGCAGTCAACCGATGGAGATTTCTGGTTGGTATTTTCTGGTGATGGTTTGTTATCTGATGCTGGGATTGCCCATCCCGGCAGCGATGGAGGGAGCCAGTAAAATCCTGTTCCATCCTTGAGTTTTGCCCTGTGCCATCCCTGCTTTTTATCGAGAGATGTTTGTGCGAAACCTTCCTCAAGGTTATACAGATACCGACCGATTCCCCACTGAACGGCAGCGCGCTTCATTGCACCGGAACGACCACCTTTGACGGCTTCTACCTGCGTGTTTTCAGCAGCATCCCATTTGGTTACCCATTCGGAATCAATCTTTATTGATATGCCGCATTCAACGCCGCCGTTGTTGGGAATATCGCGGTATTCATTGCGCCATCCCGCTTTGCCACAAACATCGTCAAGGCGTTTCATGATTGCCCGGTTCGTGACATAAGCCAGCACCATAGCCCACACTTTGCCATCGCGTGTTTTACCGCTTTGCTGTATTCGCCATTCGATATCTTCAGGGCTGAATGGCTCATCGAATTTATTCAAATCCATAATTCACCTCAGAATGGACATTCCCCAAGGAAATAACGCTGATTTAATACTTCGACTCGGGACAAATTAAGGCATACCAGCATTCCTTCGCGGTCGCCATTATGGCGATACCAGAGAGCTTTCTGCGTGTACATGCGTCTCTGTAACTTGCTCTCCTTCACTGTGGTTGCAAGTGACATGAATATCTCCTTCGTTACCGATTAAATCTTTCATCTGACGAATGAATTCTTCGTCTGACCAGTTATCTGTAAAACTCATTTCCTGCGATACCACGGAAGGTTGATAGCTGATTTCATCGCTTTATTTGCTTCAAGCCACATTTTTGAATCACCAATAAATCTGGCTATTACTGCTTTGTTCTGTGCAGCACGAAGCATCTGGTGATTAATGGCTATTTCATTGCGCATAACGCCTCCAGTTGTTTCTTTGCTGCTCTGATTAATTGTTTAACTCGGCGTGATAATTCAGATTCGTGCGGGTAGAAAGCGGACATGACGCCGCTACCCGCGAGCTGAAAGTGCATCATGGGTAACTCCTTATATTTGATTGCATAATGAAAATGCCTCTCGTGAAGCATTATTGGTATGCGGTAAAGCCGCGCTCAGGCGGCTTTGATAGTCATATCATCTGAATCAAATATTCCAGATGTGTCGATATCGGTAATTCTTATTCCTTCACTACCATCCATTGGAGGCCATCCTTCCTGACCATTTCCATCATCCCAGTCGAACTCACAAACAACACCATATGCATTTAGGTCTTTTGAAATTGTTATAAGCAGAGCATGTTGTGCCAGCATGATTAATACAGCATTTAATACAGAGCCGTGTTTATTGAGTCGGTATTCAGAGTCTGACCAGAAATTATTAATCTGGTGAAGTTTTTCCTCTGTCATTACGTCATGGTCGATTTCAATTTCTATTGATGCTTTCCAGTCGTAATCAATGATGTATTTTTTGATGTTTGACATCTGTTCATATCCTCACAGATAAAAAATCGCCCTCACACTGGAGGGCAAAGAAGATTTCCAATAATCAGAACAAGTCGGCTCCTGTTTAGTTACGAGCGACATTGCTCCGTGTATTCACTCGTTGGAATGAATACACAGTGCAGTGTTTATTCTGTTGTTTATGCCAAAAATAAAGGCCACCATCAGGCAGCCTTGTTGTAAATGTTGCAGGTATCAAGTAAGTAATTAGATGGAGCGCCATAAATTATGAATTCATCGTTTGTCGGGTCCATCTCCATCTCTTGGCCTATTGCCATTCTTGCGTCAGTGTCATCAGAGGCGAAGCATAAAACAGCCCACGCACCCATTGTTTTAAAAAGAACTGCAATTGGCTGTGGTTTTACTGAATTTGCGTTAGCGCGAAAATCACAAATCGCACTTTCATGAAATTCCATATATCACCTCAATCGTAATAAGCTGGAATTGATTTTCCGCGTTGCTTCTGGCGGCCCGAGCAAGTCACACCCATTTCACTGCGTGGCTTGCTGTAATAAATTCGGTTAGTTCAGACAATAAAAAACCCACCGAAGTGGGCTATGACCATTTTTTATTTGGATTTCGTTGGTGAGCGTGATTAACAACTCTGTGCATTACATCCTCATATTTTTCATCTTCAATTTTTTCGACATCGCGAGGAAATGGTGTTGCTAATGCTTTGTCAACTTTGTCCATTGGGTCTTCATTAATCTTATATTCAGGACCGTCATCTATAGCATTAAATCCAGGTGTTACACCGTTTTTTAATGCATATGCTATCCTCTTTTCCCATCTCGCTATTCTCCTCCTGTCTCGAGATGTAAGACCTCTATCAGATACTTTTCTGTTTTGTCCGCGGTCAGGATTAACATAAATAGTCTTTTTCACCATAAGCATACTCAATAAGCACCGTACGGTAGTTTACTGTACAATTTTATTTTTTGGACTGCATGTATTTTGTTTCCTAATGGGTTTGAATCCTTGTAATAAATACTTCTATTTTTTCGAACGACTTCTTCTTTCTTCTTGCAGCAAATGCTTCCGAGTGATGCTGCTTTGTCTGCTCTGACGCAACCAGAGAGCTTTAGCGCAATTTTTCGCGCCAGTGCTTCATTACTGCGTCGCTCGGCAATAAGTTCTGCTCTGCGAGCTTTGTAGCGGCTTTTTGCCGTACCTTTGGATTCTTTCCAGACAATGGTTACCATGATGGTCTCCTTTAAGTGGCTTTGGCGCATGACGCGTCGAGGTGCTTATCTTCTCGATCGCTGTCTTGCAGCTGCAATTCGCGCCATCCCCAAAACCACTCAAGTTTTGGTCTCAACGGTTAGGTTGAGAGTCCGTCGATGTTAAAGAGCCTGCCAATCTGTTCCGTTTGGCTTCCAGCGTCCTGCTGATGGCTTAAATTTAAGACTTCTTAATTTATTGGTCAAGTGTATTTTTGAAGAAAACTTAATTTTATGAGCATGAATTTAGTTTGTCTTTGATTTTTAACGGGAAATAAAAAAGGGGCGAAAGCCCCTTAAGGAAGGTTTGCTAGCTTGGCATCAACGACAACGCCAATGATTTTACAGTTCCCATTGATTTCAATCATTGGGTATTGTGGATTGAGTGGTTTCAGGAATTTTCTACCGGCATCAATAACTAACTTTTTGAATGTCGCCTCGTTTTCTCCTTCAAGTTTGGCGACTACCAGCTTTCCATTACGTGGTTCGACTTCTGGGTCGACGAGAATAATCATCCCCTCAGGAATACTCAGTCCTGCCGGGGCAGTCATTGAGTCGCCTTTAACGTCGAGCCAAAAAGAGTCTTCAGAACAATCTACCGTTGTGTCGTACCAGTTATCTATTGCACGCCTATGATATGGCTCTACAGCTTCCATCCAACATCCTGCGCTTACCCAACTAATTAGAGGATACGAACCTCTTGGATCATGCCTGCTGTGATAGGCAATGTTTGAAAGACTATCCTCTCCTTTCAACAGGTAATCAGGGGAGCACTGCAAAGCCTTGGCTAAGGCCAATAGGTTTTCGCCATTGGGCTCAGTTTCAGATCGCTCCCATTGGGAAATAGCAACATTAGACACGCCAACCATCTTGCCAAGGGCAGCCTGCCTAATCTTGAGTTCTTTTCTGCGAGCGCGAATACGCTCACCCATCAGTTGTGTATTCATAGTTAAGACATCTTAAATAAACTTGACTTAAGATTCCTTTGGTGGATAATTTAAGTGTTCTTTAATTTCGGAGCGAGTCTATGTACAAAAAAGATGTTATTGACCACTTCGGAACCCAGCGTGCTGTTGCTAAAGCACTAGGCATTAGCGATGCAGCAGTCTCTCAGTGGAAAGAAGTTATCCCAGAGAAAGACGCCTATCGATTGGAAATCGTTACAGCTGGCGCCCTGAAGTATCAAGAAAGTGCTTACCGCCAAGCGGCATAAGCAAATTGCTCTTTAACAGTTCTGGCCTTCACCTCTAATCGGGTGAGCAAACATCAGCGGCAAATCCACTGGGTATGCCGCTATAACTCCATATCAATATAGGAAAATTAACAAATGGCACAAGCAAGCTACAGCAAGCCAACACAGCGAGAAATTGATCGCGCTGAAACTGATTTACTCATCAACCTGTCAACGCTTACCCAGCGCGGTCTTGCAAAGATGATTGGCTGTCATGAATCGAAGATAAGCAGAACGGACTGGAGATTTATTGCTTCGGTTCTGTGTGCTTTTGGAATGGCATCAGACATCAGTCCGATTAGCAGAGCATTTAAGTATGCATTGGATGGAATCACAAAGAAAAAATCCCCGGCTGCCACCGAGGATTCTGAGCAAATTGATATGCAATTCTGAGGGAATTACTGGATCAATCCACAGGAGTAATTATGACAAAACAACTCAGTCCTTACCAGGACAAAATTCACAAACACATACTACGTGATCGCTTCCTGTCCAGCTTCAAGCAGCCTGGTCGATTCCGGGCTGAGTTGGAAAAAGTGAAGCTGATGCAGAAGGAGAAAGGTCATGAGTAACATATCTAATCTAGCCGAAGCCAGAGAGGCCAGAAGGCTACAACAACCGCATCAAAGCAGCGGTAAGGGGTATGCCTTGCTGCACCGTAAAATTATGGATGTGCCGTTTTACAAGGACGCAGAAGCAGCGCATCTGTGGGTTCACTTAATCCTCAAAGCAAAGCATACGCCTGAGTATGTAATGACTGACGCAGGAGAAATTCTGGTAGGCAGAGGGAAGCTACTTGGCGGTAGAAACTCTCTGGCGTTTGAAACAGGACTCAAACCAGATCGCGTTCAGTACCTGCTTAGAAAGTTCAAAAAACTCGGCATGATTGACTGGGTTTCACACGGTAAATTCTCAGTTTTCTCGGTAGAGAAATATGACGATTATCAGTCAAATTTTGTACCAGCAGATTACCAGCAAATTACCACCTCAAAGCCAGCAATACCAATGCCTGCAAGCAATACTGTACCAGCAGATTACCAGCAAATTACCACAGATAAAGAATATAATAATATTATCTCTAATACTGACGTATTAGAGAGTACCGCAGCAGACAAAAAGTCTGACAAGAAAAAACCTTCCGTTAGCTGTCAGGATGTTGTCGATGCTTACCACGAAATCCTTCCTGAAGCGCCAAGAATCCGCGCACTGAATGACAAGCGTAAAAACCAGATCCGAACGTTCTGGCGCAAAGCCGGAGTGATAACCCGCCAGCTTGACGGGCATGGGTTCACGATGCAGGACTGGAGAAATTATTTGAGCTACGTAGGCGAAAATTGCCGATGGATGTTCGAAGAGCGTCCAAACCATCAACGCGGAACTGTCTGGCACAAAAAGGGATTTGATTTCCTGCTTAACGATAATACCTACCTGAAAGTTCGTGAGGGTGAACACGATGACCGATAATTTTTATGCGCCGCCCCATAGCATCGAGGCAGAGCAGGCGGTGATTGGTGGATTGCTTCTGGATGATGACAGCAGTGAGCGCGTCCAGAAAGTTCTGGCGATGCTGAAGCCTGATTCATTTTACAGCCGACCACACAAAATCATTTTCGAAGAAATAACCAGAATGCACCGTGAGCAAAAGCCAGTAGATGGCCTGACGCTTTTCGATGAACTGGAGCGTAAATCGTTAACGGCGTCTGTTGGCGGTTTTGCTTATATCGCTGAGATCGCAAAGAACACGCCAAGCGCAGCAAACATCGTTGCTTATGCAATGCAGGTTCGCGAAACCGCAATGGAACGCTACGCCATCAACCGCATGACTGAAGCGACGGAATTGCTCTATTCCCGCAACGGAATGACTGCAACGCAGAAGTACGAAGCTATTCAGTCGATTTTCACGCAACTGACAGACCATGCAAAAACCGGATCGCGTCGCGGCCTTCGCTCATTTGGTGAGGTCATGGAAGACTGGGTTAGCGACCTTGAGAAGCGATTTGACCCGTCAGGCGAACAACGAGGAATGAGCACAGGGATCCCATCGCTGGACAGGATGCTGTCACCGAAAGGTCTGGTGAAAGGCTCTCTGTTTGTCATTGGCGCTCGCCCTAAGATGGGGAAAACGACGCTATACAGCCAGATGGCAATCAACTGCGCAGTGCATGAGAAAAAGCCCGCTCTGATGTTCAGCCTTGAAATGCCCGGTGACCAGATACTGGAAAAACTGGTAGGACAGAAGTCAGGTGTTAACCCGAATATTTTTTACCTTCCGGCGACAAATGACGCTGATGACGGCTATCAGGGTGATTACGATGGTGACTTCAACAGGGCGATCGAAACAGCCAATCGCTTGAGTGAAATCGACATGCTTTACATCGACGACACGCCGGGATTATCTCTGGCTCAAATCGTCAGCGAAAGCCGTCGAATCAAGCGAGAAAAAGGATGTGTTGGCATGATTCTGGTCGATTACCTGACACTAATGACCGCTGAGAAGGCCGATCGCAACGACCTTGCTTACGGCATGATCACCAAAGGACTGAAGAACCTTGCCAAAGAGCTTGATTGTGTTGTTGTGCTTCTGACACAGCTTAACCGCGCACTGGAAAGCCGAACCAATAAACGCCCATTACCAAGTGACTCCCGAGATACAGGGCAGATTGAACAGGATTGCGATTATTGGGTTGGGATCCATCGTGAAGGTGCTTTTGATGACAGTGTTCCACCTGGTGAAACCGAACTAATCCTTCGTCTCAATCGTCATGGCAATACCGGCACGGTGTATTGCATTCAGGCAAATGGCGCTATTTATGACACAGACCAACAGTCTGCTGAAATGCGCCGCCGTGAACGCGAGGAACCGCAGTCCAAGAAGAAAGGAGGATTCTGATGACCATCTACATCACCGAGCTAATAACAGGCCTGCTGGTAATCGCAGGTCTTTTTATTTTTGGGGGGGATGGAAGTGTGGCTGACTGGCAAATTCCAATCATCATTCTTGCCGGAGCTTCGCTGGTTGCTGGCTTTATCCTGCTGAAAAAGCATAAAGACCGTGATCAAAAAGTCGAAGTTCTCTATGGGTATCCAGCGAACAGCACAACATGGCTGACCATTTACCACTACCGAAAATCAGGCCGCTGGGTATTCGAATGGGATGATCTGTTCGCTGAAAAGCGACCAAAGTCATGGGGAGACATCAGCGAATGCATGATGTTTGAAGAAAGAAAATCCGGCGCAACCCGAGAAGAGTTTAACGAAGCGTGGGCGCGATTAAGTGAGAGAGGGTATTTGTGAGCAAGTACGAAAAATTAGATCAAAACATTCTTTCAATGCTGAGTGAAAGACCAACACCTGTTTTTGATATCTGGCTTAAATGGCGGAGCAATGGAATGTATATCGAAACCATCGATCGTCGTATGCAATACCTGAGAAAGAAAGGGCTTGTTGCAAATGTGCGTGGGAAGGGTTGGGTGAAAATTAACCTGTCATAACGGGGATTGATATGGACGAATCAAGAAAGCAGTTTGAAGAATGGTTTAAAAACAAATATCACGTTTCAAGTGACGTGATGAAGATTATGCACATCAAGGTCGAGATTGCATGGGAGGCATGGCAGGCATCGCGAGCAGCTATTGAAATAACCGCGCCAAAGTTTATCGACAGCAGAGAAGCATTAGCCAAAGGGTTTACTGTTGATTATTCCAATGGCTTCGGTGATGCAATGGATGCTTATGAGGAAAACATCCGCGCTGCTGGAGTCAAAGTGAAGGAGTAACGATGAAGCAAACAATCTTCCTCCGAACTAAGCAACAACAGCAAGCCGCAATCAACGCCATCCTCGCAACTCCTCTCGATAAAGACAAGCCAGTCACCATCCGCATTACTGACTACAAGCGCAACCTTGACCAGAACGCAAAATTTCACGCGATGCTGGCTGATATCGCTTGTCAGGTTCAATGGTGCGGCAAATGGTTAAAACCAGAACAATGGAAGGTTTTGTTGATCAGCGGTCATGCAGTGGCAACAAAACAGGAAGCTGATGTTTTGCCCGGGCTTGAAGGCGAATACGTCAACATTCGCGAAAGTAGCGCGCAGATGAGTGTGAAGCGTATGGCAAGTCTGATTGAGTACACGACAGCATGGGCTATTGGTCAGGGTGTCAGATTTACCGACAGGAGGTACGAATGAGACGACAGCGACGAAGTTTCACCGACATCATCTGCGAAAACTGCAAATACCTTCCAACCAAACGCTCCAGAAATAAACCCAAGCCAATCCCAAAAGAATCTGATGTGAAAACATTCAATTACACGGCTCACCTGTGGGATATCCGGTGGCTAAGACATCGTGCGAGGAAATGACAATGCTTTTAATTCAACCTGGATTTGGCCTTAGCATCAAAAAAGGGCACATGTTCGGCGAGAAAGAGTCTCAACGAAAAATGGTGTCTATCCGGTTGCCATTTATCAGTATTTATTGGCTAAACAGGGAGGCAACAAATTATTGGTATACCTGCGCCAGAGCAGCATTTAACGACCCTGACTGGTTTGTGAAAAACCACCACGCAGTTCGTCAGGCAAAGAGAAAGGCCAATACGACATACATGAAGGCGTATCGAAAAGCATGGAAAGAACACCGCGATCGATACCAACAAGACATGGAAAAGCTTGAATCAGAAAACATGGAATTAAGACGAAAGCTCGGTGAAGCAAAACGAGACATTGATGCTTACAAGCGACTTTTTAATGGTGAAAGCCATGCTTAG